CAATAAGTTAGAAGCTACATAATCTCCGCTAATAGGTTTACCCATCACACCACTCGCTATATTATGGCAATATAATATGCCATCTACCTCTATTATCTTTTCATATTCATGGACCTCCCATCCATATTCTTCAAAAGGTATATCACTAACACTTACTTTACCATCTAACTCAGGATTATCTTCTACAAATTTAGTTATTCTATATTCATGGTTACCCTCCAACATTATCTTTTTACATTTTTTAATTTTTAAATGCTTGTTAAAATTATGCAGTGCTTCTTCTGCATGATCTATCTCCCTACTATATCTTCTCCCCTCGAAAGCTTTCTTTCCCCTATCAAAGTGTGACAGAGAATCCATATTTACCCAATCTCCCAAGCATATTATAACATCAGGTTTTACTTCATTAGCAAACTTAGCTGCCCAAATAAACCTATCATTACTTATACCCATTTTTACATGGGGATCTGGTATTATTAAATGCGTAGTCATTAGTTTAATCTCTCCTTCCTACGTTTTAGTATTTCATCAAAGCTAATATTATGCGTATCTTTTTGTTCATGCATAGCATCAATGCCGTATTCAAATATTAAATTAGGATCGTCTATGGTTGCTTTAACCATACCATATGCCATAGTTAATGCCACTGCAAAATTTTCTACTTTAGGCATATCAGTAGGTGGCAGTACGTTGCATTCATAACCCTCATCTGTGGGGTTAATCGAAATAAAAATAGGCTTTCTTATAGTATCAGTCATGTTTCTCCTTTATTAAATAGATAAAATGCTCTGCATCAACTACAACTAAAGGCTCATGCTGATTCATCTTTATAACTGCTATTGCAGTCTCATCTTTTTTTCTGTGACTATTTGCTTGAGACATAATATCATAGATACCTTTAAGAGTTTCTTTATTCTTACATTCAATACAATAAGGTATAAGTTCTTTTGCCTTTGTAGATAATTTTATATCAACACCAGACTCTCCCATAACAGCACCTGCCACATCATCTTCCGTTAATCCAGGAAAAGACTCAAGTAATTTTTCTTTTACCCAATTTTGTAGCCTTCTACCTTTTGCTTTTCTACTCCTGGTTTTCATTTTCCTCCCTAGGATTGTTTACCTTAGTGTACCAAACCCATTTAGGATTTAGTGCTTTTGATTGTTGTTGTGGTAAGTATTGCAGCTCAGCACCCCAACAAGGTTTCTTGTATGCACAAAATCTACACTCTAATCCTAGAGTTCTATTACCTGTAGTCTTTCTATTAAAAGTTTCTTCTTGATCTTCAAACAGTCTTTTAAATGGTGCGTCTGATTCTAAAGCTTCTATATTTTTTTGTGCTAGTTCTATAGCATCCTTAGAATATTGCTTATCAGATAAGGGAGTCTCGGCAACAGCCCATTCTCCTGTAGACTTATTGATAGCTATCCATCCACCAAAATCTGTATCTTCTGCTTTTGCGTAGAGATATCCTTGAGATACATATCCAAAAGTATCTTGTTTTAAAATGGCATCAAAGCCTCCCTCCTCACTAAACTTATTATCAAATGCCCAGGGCGATGCACTTTTTATATCCCAAATTTTATTCTGTATCTTAACATCATAAGTTCCCTTAATATTATTTTTTCCTAATTTTAATTTGACTTCTTTTTGTAAATCCTCTATGCGTATACCTGCAGCTTTCATTATTGCAACAGCAGACGCTTCTATAAGATCTCCAAATAAGTTTCTCATTTTAAAATTATAAGGCATAGGCTCGGCCTCTGCGTTAGATTTTTCCATCTGTAATTGGCATAAAGGTCTGCCAATGCTAGACATTCTTATCCTAAATTTATTATCTCTAATATCTGTAAATTGTTTTTTAAAAGCTTCTTTACATGCCTCGCCAAATTCATTGACAATTTGGCTAGATATGTCCACAGAGGCTTTATTAGCCTCTGTGAGAAGCATTTGTACTCTATTTAAGATAGAAGACATTAAGTGGCTAAGAACTCCTCAGGAGAATCTTCTGTAACTACCTCTACTATTTTTGCAGCATCTGCATCACTTTTAGTAGTAGCATTAGCCTGCTTCCATTGCTCTGATACTTTTAAGTTTTCTTCATTTATAAGATCATTAAACATATCCATGTGCTCTAAATCTTTTTTAGAAAACTCTACCTGCTTATCATCAACACTTATAGAAGCTATGTAGAATATATTATCGCCATTCTTTTTTCTTTTACTAGAAAGATTTAATACATGATTAAACATCAAGCTATTCCTACCTTTTAAACCTTTTAATGTTTCGCCTATAGGTTTAAAATTCATACCTGTCACTCTCCATAGAACAGGCATCTCTTTAACTGCTGTGGCATCGCCATTTGCTTTTGTACATTCCATACTTAGCAAACCATAGACAAGTCTATAACACTTGATATTTTTTTGTGCGTCTATCTCAGCATCAGTTAATTGCTCTTTATCTTTACCAATAACTTTACCACATCTAACTCCACCTTTGGTATCTATAGGTTCGTCTTTCCAGGACTTGAAGATTACTGATGTTGATGCATATTTATTATCAGCAGCATCATACTCCATATATTGGTATGCATTAATAAAAGGCCTGAACTGTGCAGGCTTATCTTTCAAACCATACACCTTGTCTTCTGATTCAGGGTCATAAATAGTGTAGACCCCTGCTCTTAAAGCATTACCATCATCATCCTCTGCAGCTCTATTTATAGTCAATCTAGGAAGAGTCCCGGAACCCATTTGAGATCCGTCATCTTGCCCTGTTAATTTCATAATCTCTTCTGTACTTAGATTATGAAACGCTTGTACTTCGTTACTCATTCTGCACCTCCTGTGCTTATTTATAATAATATATTACTATATATATTAAATTTGTCAAACAAAAACAGACGTATCTAACCAATTAGATCCTGCCTTTATTTCTACGTCTAGTGGAACATCAAAATCAACACCATACATTTCTCTCATTTTATCAACAACACCAAGACAACCATTTTTTAAACAATCAGCTACTACTCTTTCCTCACCAGGAAAGACATCAGCTACTATGGAGTCATGTACAGTATTGATTAAGATGCTCTTTGTGCCATTGTCCTCTAGCAATTTTTGAGAAAGGATACACGCTAAAGGAACAATGTCAGCAGTGGCGAAGCCCTGCACAGGATAGTTTTTTATCTGTGTTGAAAAGCTTGAGCCACCCCATGGCATGCGTTCTGCATTTGGAAAAGCATATTGTCTACCTGAAGGTAGCGTCACGACTTTATGCCGTATTGCTTGATCTTGCAGCTTATCATGCCAAACTTTTATATCAGGATATTTTTTTAAGAATGCTGTGTAGTACCTCTTCTCTTCTTCAGTACCAGACATACCACCATACAAAGGTTTAAATGTATGTGCCTTTGCATTTTGTCTATCACATCCAATAGTATCAGCAGTAAATTGGTGAACATCAACACCATCTAATATATCCTGTAGCCCCTGTCTATCTTTAGATAGAAAGACAGCAACCCTAAATTCTAATTGTGCAAAGTCTATTTCCATAATTTTACCATTCTCAAATCTTGATCTTATAACTTTTCTTATAGGAAAAGTACCACCTCTTGGTTGATTTTGGAAGTTAGGATCACGACTAGATAATCTACCTGTTGTAGTAATGCATTGCATAAAGTTTGGATACAAGTAATTAACTTCTGTTTTATGTTTCTTAATACCTTCAACAAAAGTTTTTAAATAAGTATCTAATGCATTATACCTGGATATTTTTTCTACAAAGTTTCTTAACTCTTGATCTCCTTTAGCACCTATCTTTAGCAATGTACCCTTATCAGTTTTAAAACCACCCTCTGCAGCATCTGTATAAGAATCCGCAGTGACACCAAATCCTGCTCTCTCTTTTGTATTTATGTAAACAAAACCTTTTGCAGAACAATCAGCACACTTACTCAAATTTTTAAAAGGCTCTCCATTTACTTTGATTTTTTGTACATGACCTTTGCCATTACAAGAGCTGCACTGCTCTGCCTTTGTTTTATATATTGGGCATAAAAACATTTGGCATATCTTTTTTAATTCTAATTTAGAGTATGGGAATCTTTTCTTTGGTTTCTTTGTAATCTTATCTATGCCTAAATTAAATTGCACTGACCATTTCTTTTTGTCTGTGACTTTAGCACCATAGATCAACCAAGATAATTGTTCTGGACTAGAGGGATTGATAGAAGTATCTCCCATCTTCTCATAGATTATCTCATCTAACTCTACTCTTAACTTATCATGCTCTTCTTGAAAGTCTTTTTCAACCTGCAAAAGTGCTTGATTATCAATAAAAATACCATTGTTTTCCATTTTTGCTAAGACAACTAAAAACTCACACATCATCTTTACAGTTTTAATTAGCTGTTTATTTCTTGGTATTTTAAATTGTTTAATCTGTGCATCAAATAAAGATCGTGTAGATTTGATATCAAACCTGCCATACTCTTCTAGCATTTTGATAGGTACATTTTCAAATGAAGTTTTGTTTTTTATAAACCCATCCATCAAATCTGATTTTTGTGTGACGCTTCTTCTCATACAACAATCTTTTAATTTTAAACTTGTCTTCAAACCTCTGTTTAAAAGATACTCACCCACCATTGTGTCATACACTCTGCCTGTATAGGTAAACCCAGACTCCCATAACCAAATTAAATCAAACTTAATATTGTGGCCTACTAACAAAGTAGTTTTATCTAATATATCTTGTACTGCTTTTCTGTCAGGTGTGCCATGATAATCCCTATGTTTAAAAAATATGTACTCATCATTCAATCCCATAGATATTAAAAAGTTATTAGGATTCTTAGATGAAGGATCTAGTTTACCTTCTTCTGTAACTTGAAAGCTAGTCTCTACATCAAATGTTGTTATCATAT